GGATCTCGGAGTTTGACAAGGAGAAGACGTTTCTGGTGGCGAGTATGTGGCCGGAAAAAGGCAAGGACGATTTGATTGCGCACTTTCTGGACAACGGTGCGGAAGGTGAAGTCAAGGACGGCCGTTTTTATATCACTGCATCTTGGCAAGACAATCCGTATTTAAAACAGGAAACGATCGATCACCTTAGAAAATCCATTCCAAAATGGCAATTAGAAGCGCGTGAACACGGCGTGCCTGTGTTTGGCCAAGGCAAGGTTTTCACGATGATGGAATCGGAATTGTTCGTTGAACCGTTTGAGATTCCAAAGCATTTCGCTTGCGTTTACGGGCTTGATCCATCGGCCTCCTCAGGAGGGACATGGGGTTGTGTACTTCTTGCTCATGACCGTGATTCGGATATTGTCTATGTGGTACGAGATTACAAGCTGAGTAATGCGACACCGACCGAACATGCAAACAATATCCTTCAGATGGTACCTGACTGGTGTACAGGAATGGTTGATCCTGCAGGTGCCGGTGAAAACATGCACACAAAAGAAAAGACGTTAGATTTTCTGCAGATTAAGTCGGGGCTTCGTCTAGTCAAAGCTCACAAAACGAACAATGCCAAAGAAGCGGTGATTGATGAAATCTATGAACGGGTTCGTGGGGACAGATTCAAGATATTCCATAGTGAAAAAGGTGTTGGCTGTCGGCATGCGGTGAATGAGTTTCGGCAATACGCCAGAGATGAGAACGGCATCATCATTAAGAAGAATGATCATTGTTTGGATGCGATGTTCTATGCGCTGAATGGTTTAGCGCAAGCAAGAACAGCTGTGGAGTTTGCTTACGATACTACCCCAAAATGGGCAAATTCAGGTTTAATTTAAGAGGAAAAAATGAGTAACTTAAAATTGGTAACATGTATCTTTTTAGCAGGATCTTTCCTAGTTGGATGTCTTCCGGCTGTTTTTTTTGAAGAAGAGGCAAGAACAGTTGTTGATGACGTTGTTGACGAAGAAGAACGACTACATCCCTATCCAGCTCTAGCGGCCTATCCGCCCGCAGCTTTTCCGGAAAGGCGTTTAGGTAGATACCAAAGTAGTTCTAATTCTTTGGAAAACAAAAGAAGAAGTTTAAGAATCGAGGCAGGAAGGCCAAGACGATAACAATGGATTCATCTTCAAAAACGGTGAAGATCTTGTCTTTGGACGGTGGCGGTATGAGAGGATATTTTTCCGCTACTTTTCTGAAGCGATTTTGCCTTGATGCAGGCATTGCGCCAAATCGCTTGTACGATGAATTTGATATCATCACCGGTACAAGTATTGGCGGGATACAGGCGTTAGGGTATGCATACGGGAAAACGCCTGAAGAGATGAGACAGTTTTTCGCAAGTAAAGGTTCTAGTATTTTTGCCTACAATTCTATCTTGCCGCTATCCGCCTACAAGTTCAGTGTCATCATGGGATTACCAACCTACCCATCAACTTTTTACGCTCAAGCTCCGCTCAGAACAGCTTTAGTAGACGTTTTTGGTGAAACACTTCCTCTTTCCTCCCTTTTGACAAAAGTGATCATTCCTGCGTGGGATACGCATGAAGATGAAGCCGCTATATTTTCCAACATTTCAGGTCTTGAACCGTTCTTGAGCGGTGCCGATCGATCCGTCGTTGATGTTGGACTTGCAACGAGTGCTGCGCCGCTTTACTTTCCGCCTGCATCGGTTAATAGCCATACGATGATTGACGGCGGTGTCTATGTCAACAATCCGGTAACGCTTGCCTATTCGGTAGCTAAGAAGATGTTTCCCGGAGTTGCACGTTTTTGCATTCTTTCCGTCGGTACGGGTGTTGCGCACAATGACTTCATACCGGAAACGACGTTAAAATTGAAAACCGTTGATTCCGAGCTGGAACAAGAAACGAAAAAAGAAATCGAAAAAATCAGACAAAAGCTTTTAAAAAAATATCCGGATAAAAAAGAACAGGTGATGTTTTTGACGCAAAATCTGAATAGCATTGCACCGTATAACGTCGACTACATTTTCTATCTGATGGATAACGTTTTCATTCCCGGGCCACAAGAACTGAATGCGAAGGTGATGGAATTTGAAGCAACAGATGCGTATGACGATATCTTTTTCAATCGCTTTCAGTATCGGTTTTTGCCGGGACAAGATTCGAGTTTAGACAACTACTCTCCTGCAAATTTAGCGAACCTAGAACAATATGCGATGACGCAATATGATACTGATTTCTTGGAGATTCAGAAATTTATTGCACATTTTAATGCGGGTGGGTGATGAAATATCTTACAGGCTACACCGATCCGTTCATTTCACCCGTCACTGGCATTCTATCATCACACTTTCAATTACCGGATTTGGAACTTGGCTACATTTGGATAGGTGACAAGCACAACCGACCGACACCGTCCTTCAAACTGATTGATCTGACTATTGATTTGAGAAGTCTTGAAGACAAGGTCGAAAAAATCTCTGAGTCGACATTTGTCTTGAACCATCCAGCGACTCTTCTTCCAAACGCGCAAGCCTTGAGCAATCTTGAAGACGGTATGATGAAAAATGTGCAAGGATTCATCGAGATTGCGTCACCGGGGTCGGACTACATGAAGCCGTATCTTCCTTGGCAACAGGTGTGGGTGGGCGATATTTTTAATAAACCGGCAGCGCAATCAACGATTCTTCCATCAAACTTGCCTGATTTGACCTACAAGCGTATTTGGCGTGGCAATATTTTTAATCGACCTGTGGAATCTGACGGGTTGAGTGAGCTTGAATTCAAAGTGGAAGAACTGCAACTGCAAGTGAATGAACTTGAGACGAAAGTGACATCTTTGCAAACAGCTGTTACAGAACTTGAGAACTGGCAGATTGCGGCAGAAGCGCAGATTGAAGAAATGCTTTTGGAAATTGGCATATTGCAGTCTGAGGTTCTCGCACTGCAAACACAAGTGGCCGCCCTAGAAGCGAGTATTGTTGCCATAGAGGCTGAGCTTGTTGCACTTGGAGCTGCCCTTGCCGCTCTTGAAGCAGAAGTGGCAGGCTTGGCGGCAACGGTTGCCGGACTGGTACTGACCGTTGCCGGGCTAAGTCTCACTGTAGTTTCTCACGGCATTCAGATTGGTTTTTTGCAATCGGATGTGTCGTCTTTGAGAAGTGATTTTGACAATGCAACCGTGACGTTAGTTGGAGATGTGGTTGGAGTCGGACTTTTGAGTAGTCCTGTCGTCACCAAGTTTGCACCGAATCCTCAGTTTGAAGGGAAATACGGTGTGGTTTTTCCATCCGGCACAACAGAAGAAAGAAGCCCCGTTCCGATAGCAGGAAGGCTTCGTTACAACACGAATCCACAACCATTAGAAAGGTAAAAAAATGTTAGATAATCCAGAAAAAACGAAAACTCAAGATCTTAAAAAGTCGCTGAAACTAATTCCACAACCGACAGGAAAGTTTGAATATACGGATGGAATCGGAAACTACTTTCTTGCAACCGAGAATTTCGTTTTGAACTCAACCACCGTTGAAGCACCATGTATTCTTGCAACCACGGCCAATCTTACGGCAACATATGCCAATGGAGCATCAGGCGTTGGAGCTACGTTAACCAACTCCGGCGCACAGGCTGTTTTGGCATTTGACGGCTTCGCACCGATAGCCGGAGAAAGGGTTTTGGTGAAGGATCAAACTTCATCATTCCAAAACGGTACCTATACGGTCACGAATGTAGGTTCAGCATCAACGAACTGGGTTCTCACACGAGTGACGAATTTAGATGAATTTTTTGAAATGGATCAAGGACTCATTTTTCCGGTCATTCTAGGTACGATCAACGGCGTGAGTGAGTGGATGTTGACCAGCCAGGTGACTACCGTGGGTACGAGTGCCGTCACGTTTGCGCGTCTATCGTCAAAAAATTCGATTCAGAACATCCAAGGAACTACCAATCAAATTAACGTTAGTATCGTTAACGGTGTGGCAACTTTGAGTATTTCTTCGAATCCCGTCTTTCCGGGGACGGGCGGTGCTACGATGCCGGGCGGAACGACGGCACAAAGGCCGTCAACGCTTGTTGCCGGTACAATTAGGTACAACAATGGCAGCTAGGCTGAAAAGAAAAAGATCAAAATCTCAGATTCAGAGTTTAAATGAAGAATCTGTTGTATCTGATATTTTGCTTGAACCGATTATTGTTCCTGAATTTCGGATTAATTTGGGACTTCCAGCGGTGAAGCTAGAATATTGTGACGGAAGCGGGTGGTATCCGCTGGCGTCTGAATCATGGGTGACAACAAACGCACCCGGGACGGTCACAAGTATCAGTGCCGGCACCGGACTCACCGGTGGAACGATCACCTCTAGCGGCACGATTAGCATCGCTTCCGTTGGTATCACGCCGGGAAGCTACAATTGGCCAAACTCTTTGACGATCAACGCTCAAGGTCAAGTGACCGGTGCAAATGCTGGAAGTCAGCCAATTACATCAATCATTTCAAATAGCGGATTGACCGTTACCACTAGCAATGGTCAGTCTCTGATCAATATTTTTAATACCGGTGTGACATCAGGCACCTACAATTGGCCTGCCAGTTTTTCGGTGAATGCGATCGGTCAATTGACTTCTGTGACAGCGTCTGGAAGTTTGCCTATTAATCGTTTATCGGGCTATCCATCAAGCTCTTCTGTTTTCTTGAGAGGGGATGGTTCATGGGCATCACCCACTTCTTCGAGTATTGATATAAATACCGGCACAACAGGCCAGCTCAGCATTTCAAGACTAAACGGCTACCCAAGCTCTTCAAATGCTTTTTTAAGAGGTGATGGATCTTGGATGCTCCCATACATCAACAATTTGAACATTAATGGAACTGTTTCGCTTTTAAGCTACGGTCTGACAACGTCAGGAAATGTAAATGCAACAACCGGTTCCTTAATCGGCAACAATCTTGCTTCTTACAATTCTAGTTCTCTAAATGTTCAAAGTCCAATTGCCATGGGTAACAATAGGATCAGCAACTTACAAGATCCTATTAATTCTCAAGATGCAGTCACAAAAAGCTACACTGATCTGCGAGTAGACAAATATCAAACGCTCAGTTTTTCTAGTAGTCTTAGTTGGGATACCACGCTTGGCAACGTTGCATTTCTAACACTTTCTTCCAACTGTGCAATTAGTAGTATTAGCTGGAGTGCAGTCGGTGTTTCCACGTTTACGCTTTTCGTAAAGCAGGATTCTACCGGAAACAGAACCCTAAATATTCATAACATCTATCGACCTGGAAGTACCTCGACGTTGATGCCACTATCAACGGCGGCTAATGCAGTTGATTGTCTCATATTTAAATTGTCTGGCGAGGCAGGCAAGATATACCTTGTTCAAGTAATCAACAATTTTCAATTTGCGCCTGCTCCTCCTTCTAAATTTATGTTTGACTACACGGGGTCAACGCAAACACTCACCATTCAATCAAGTGCCACAAACACCTGTAGAGTAAAGGTATTAGGCGGTGGCGGTGGTCAAGGATTGTATTCTGCCGGTAGTGGAAGTAGTGGTGCCGGCGGCTATACGGTCTATCTTTTCAACACCTCAAGCTACATCGGTCAAACGCTGTACATCAAAACGGGTCAAGGCGGCGAAGGCGGAATTAGCGTCACTCGTGCCGGCGCAGGCGGATGGCCAAACGGCGGTATGGGTATTTCAGGTGATACATATCCCGGCGGCGGCGGTGGAAGAAGTGAAGTGCGCATAGGATCTTCCGGCGGGACTATTTTAGCTGTTGCTGGCGGCGGTGGCGGTGGTTCCGGATTCACCACGAACGGCCTTGGTGCAGGTGGCGGAACAACAGGCCAAGACGGTGTGAATCCGGGTACAGGCGGAACACAATCTGCCGGTGGCGTTTCTGCACCCAGTCCGCCTTCTCAATTCATACAGGCGGGTTTTTCACAAGGTGCCGGTGCGACAACAACTCTAACCAATCTAGACTCGTATGATACCGGAGGAGGAGGCGACGGCTATTTCGGAGGAGGATGTTCCGGTTCGGACGGTCGAACCTCCGGTGGTGGATCCGGTTACGTGAACACGAGTTTTTCCGGATATTCATCAGGAACAACATATCAAGGTAGCGGTATGGCAATACCGTCGATTGCGAGCAGTGATAGTGATTTTTCCGGTGGATATGGTATAGGACAGCCAGGGGCGGCTAATACCGGTAGTGGATTGAGAGGCGGTGTCGGGCGGATTGTGATTGAATTTATTTAGAATTTTCGCTTTCTATAGACATCAGGTTTCCACCTTTCCTTGATCGCGGTTTGCAGCATCGCTCTAGCATTCTTAACGCCGCCTCTTTCAACCTGAATGTTCACGGATTTTAGAGCGTCACTGACAACGTCTTCACCGTTGTCGGTGATGAATCGTTTGGCAATCGTTCTACTAAAGCCATATTCAACCAATGAGTCAATTAACGCGGATTCAGAGCGATATTCTTTTTGGAGTTGACGTACTTTTTGAGCAGTGCTTTCCAGATGGTGCTTTTTCTTGATCGTCCAGTCTATGGCTACAACCTTGCGAGATTCTTTGATCTCCGTGTAGTCAATGTCATAGTCTGTCTTGGCATTAATCTCGGTTTTTGCGCGGTCTATAACCTTACGTTTTAACATGTTATAGCCAATATATTCTTTCTGTTGTATTCCACACAAAAAGCGTAAGTCTTCAATCGTTATTTTTCGGTTCCCAATGATTAAATATTGCAACAGTAACTCAAACATGCGAATTGAATGAACGCTTTTTAATTTCATTGTGTCAACAAGATCAATCTTGGTAAAATGGCTTTGTAACTTAAGAAGATATGGTTTTAAATCAGGATCAAACTTTAAAATAACTATTCCTTTTTTACCTTGATATCGTGCCGAGCTAAGCCAAGCAACTTGTAGCCATTCATTTTTTTCATGTTCATAAATGTTTAAAATACGACGCATTAAATTTTGCGTGACATCACGTAATTTTGAGTATTGATTGTCGACTTCTACGCCGATCATTTTAGAAAATTCGACTATGCTCATTTGATGAGGTTTAAAGTCTTCGTCATCATGTCTGATTTGAGTAAGAAGCCAGTATATTACATGGGATTCTTGCAAGCTTAAGCGATAACGTGCTTCTACTAAAGAATTACTTTTGACGATGTATTTTCTTGGGTTCTTTAACGTGATTTGTTTATCCATAGGCTGCACATCTCCAAATGATAATTTAGATTAAGTTATACACATGCAACTATATGCGTCAAGTTGCTTTTAACAATCAAAAAGTTGCTTTTAACAATCAAAAAGTTGCTTTTAACACCTTAAAGCCCAACAAATACAGCGCGTTAACCCACCCGAAAATACATAAACTTATTTATAAGTTTAAAAAACAAGTAAAAAGAAAAAACAGAAAGTAACGATTTTCTGTGGATAACTCAATGATCTCACCAAAGAAACCATTCAGTGACCTGCAAAAACATTGTGTTTTCTATACAAAAATGATGTTAAATCATTGTCTTAATAGAATTTTTTGGGTATACTAAGGTATTAAAAAGAAGATTTTTACAAGTCTTTTTTCATGTTCAACTTTTTAATTTAATGAGATGCGAAAATGGCAACTATTACTCCGAATCGACAAGGTATGAAAGATCTAGCAGCATTCAATGTCGATTCTCAATTCTGCCAACAATACGGCACACAAGTGTTCAATTATAGCGGCGAGATTACACCACAATATCAACAACTATGTGCGAACTTATCTTCTGTCTTGAATGATATCACTGCTGATATTCAAGCCATTCAAGCACAAATTCCAACAACTCAAAGAAACGCATAAAAGCGTTTCTTCACCTTGGATGATCAATGTCATTTCCTATTTCTAAAACACGACAAGATGCCTTGCAAAAAGCGCAAGACTATTTTCGGATAGCGAATCTTCATCCATCATCACAGGAATTTCGTACTAAATGTATGAGTGATTATGGTTTTTACGATGGAACGGAGCAGTGGTCTACCGTTGATCTTCAAAAACTACAACAGCGGCTTCAAAGCCCGATCACGGTGAACATTTGCAAAGGATACATCGACAACCTTTCAGGTGTGGAAATTCAATCTCGATATCGATGTGCGGTTAGATCTCATTCGTACAGAGATGAAGATGATCGACTGGCAGAAGCACTGACGCACCAGTTGTTTTACATCCAAGAAGCTGAGTCTATTCCCTATCAAGGCTCATTAAAGTTCCGAGACTCTCTGATCTGCGGCATTGGCTGGAGTCATCTCGCTCAAGATGACGGTCGCATTTTCTACGACTACATTCATCCCTTCAATGTCATTCCTGATCCTGATGATCTAACGCCTCAGTATACGGCGATGAAATACGTTTGTCGCAAGCGTTGGATGCGACCGGATATGGTCAAATCTTACTGGCCGAGAACAGCACCGGATATTGATTTTGAGAATTTTTCGTACTACGAAAGTCTTTTTTCCCCTGAAATGATGGATAGAGCCAGTGTTTACACAGATTTTGGTGCAGGAGGACAGTCGTCATCGACATACAAAAGCCGTGTTCTCGTTGTTGAAGTCCAGTACAAAGTGCCACACAAATACTATATCGGTATAGACTCTCAAGGTCGACCGTTTGAAACATTCAATATGGAAGAAGCAGAGGAATTAGCGGAAAAAGAAGCCGATATTGAAGAAAAAAAGGGCGAGCGAATAATGCGAACGCTGTTTTTAGACAATACACTGCTTGAACACGCACCCCTTGATGCGACATTTCCGAATCAAAAAGATTTTAGCTACATTCCGATTGTCTATCAGCGACGGTTCAAGACCGGTGTTCCGTATGGCTTGTTGGAATCGATGAAAGACATCCAAAGAGATTGCAATGTGAGAATCACCAAATCGGTTCATGCAATCAATTCATCGCGTGTGATTTTTGAAGGCAATCCAATGCCGGGCAAAGACATTGAGAAAATACGACAAGAATTGAAAAATACAGATTCGGTGATTGTGCTGCCGAAAGAGTCAAAATTTCAGATTACCTCTAATGCGCCGCTTGGTGAAGAACAAATCAAAATCGTTCAACTGTATCTGGATTTGATGCAGCGTGTGACGGGCATCTATGATGAAATGCTAGGCATCCCAACGAATGCCACGAGCGGTGTCTCTCAAAACATTCGCCAAATCAACAGCGTTCGCAACAACGTGTTTGCTTTCGACAATTTCTCTTCCATGAAGAAACGAGAAGCACGGTTCATTCTTGATATGATTCAAAGCGGCGGTGACGAAAATATTTCTGTGGAAATTCTCTCACCTGAAGAACGTGACATCATTGTTATGAATTTGAAGCGTGAAGTGAACGGAAAAGCTTTTTTCTTTAACGATATTCGAACACTACCCGTGTCTTTGTATGTTGAAGAAGTGCCTGATTACCAAAGCACGTTTGAGGAACAGCGCGCGACGTTTGAATCGTTGCTATCCAATGCTCATGCACAGTGGCTCATGCTTTCTCCGGACTTGATGCGCCGTCTCGGTGTGAGAAATCCAGAGAAAATTGCAGATGAGATGCGTCAGGCATTGCAAGAAAAGACGACGATGGAGCAGGGAGTTGCGGGCAGAGGCGCACCTGTTCAGTTTGCAGGTGCGCCTGCAGCTAATGGATTGCCCATTCCGTCAGGCGGTACTCAATGAGCGGATCTCGCGTTAACTGGAAGATGTCGCCGACAGCCAACATCAACAGCACACCGACACTAGTGTTTGGAAACGATCAACACACATGCATCGTGGACGGTATCATTTTGAGCAATCTGACGGATGCTATCATTTTGGTGAGCCTTTCTGTTGCAAGAGAAATTGAGATTGGTGTTGAAACGACGTTTGTATTGGCACAGCAACTGCCGCTTCAGCCGTTTGAGCGTATTGATGCGCTTTTGAACATGACGTTGACGTTAGAGCCGGGTGATCTGCTATACGCCAACAGTGACTATGCCGGCAATAGTTTTAATATCTTTGTTAACTACCGAGAATTAACTGAACTTTAGGAGTTTTTTGATGAGTGACCTAAAAGAAAATATGGAAGAAAAAGAAATTCCACAAGAATCCGTGAATGAAACGATTTCTTCTTTGTTTGAAGGAAGGGATCGGCCGACTGCTGAACCGGTGAAAGAAGAAAAGCAAGAAACACCTCTTCCAGTGACAAAACAGAAAGAAAAGCCTTCTGATGATGATGACATTGATGATGAACCACAAAAAGATAGCGAATTAGTAAAACTCAAAAATGAATTGGAAAAGACGCGCAAAGAACTGCAGACTAATCGGAGCTTTGGACGCAAGAATGCTCAGAAAGTCAAAACAGCGATCAAGACTGTCCAAAACATGATTATGGAAGGCGTTTTGAACGAGGATGAAGGTCGTAGCGTTTTGGAATCTATTCAAATTGATCAAGATGAAGAAGACGAGACACCATCCGTATCACCACACCCATTTGCTCCTATTTTCAAGGTTGTTAACGGTGAATTAGAGCATTTGCGAAAATATAGCGATGATCCTCAACTGGAAGAAAAGTTGAACGCCTTTGAGTATCTTCTCGGTACATCTTCTCAAGAAGAGGTAGCCGATCTTTTTGATGAGTTGAAAGATTTAGTTGAAGAACCACTGAAATTGACGAAGAAGATTCTCTCACTCGGTCAAGAATCTCTTGACTCTTCGTATCGTGACATCATGAAGTCCGGGGGCATAAAAAACTACATCTCAGACATTCAAAAAAACAATGAAAATTTGAAGAAAAAAGTTGACAAGTTGTTGAAAAGACTGGCACAATACGAAGACTATGATAAGCCGATCTATCGACTTGGAGAGATGGGTGAAACTGAAAATTCACCTGATGCCGACATTGTCGGTTCCATCTTCAAAGAAAGAGATCGACCTAGACGGTAAAGTGGCCTCGCCTTAGTTCGCCCCGCTTACCCGTCACCTTGGATGAATTAGCCCGTTTTTGAGCCGCAAAGGACAGCCTAAAAACTCTTCCCTGAGCGCTCCTGAATAGCTTCCTAATTTTGAAAAGACGAAAAAATAGCTATTTGTCGTAATTTTTATTGCGATGTTTTTTTGTTTTTCAAATTAGGATTTCACAATGGCACTCTATCCGGTACCGGCCGCAGGTTACAACGGCATTAATCAAAACTTATTTCCATTTAGTGTTTCTAGCCAGCTTTTTCGTGAGTGGGTTCAGATCACACCGCTTTTCAATTTAATGGGTGATGAACCTAGTCGTCCCATCGTTCGCAAGCAGCTCAAAAAAGGTGAAGGTTTGCAATATCGAATGGGTAAACTCCAAGCCCTCGATTATAAAAATCCGATCACCAACTTCGATCAACGTCGGGGTAATGCTATGCAGCAACAAGTCGATTACGACAAAGTTGATGTGGATTTTAAGAGTTTTCTCGCTCAAATCAAAGGCTATGACATTCTCGATTTTGGGACACCTATTGATTTGCCGCCTTATGCACGATCCCAGTTGGTTGAAGCGTTTTCCCGTGCCTTAAACTACGATCTGTTCAATGCAATGACAGTCACTGCGTATCCGACTATTAAAACGGCTAACTGCAACCTTGTCGGAACGCTACCTTCCTATGACCGTGCTGTTTTCAAGCTGGCTACAGGATTAGTGCCTACTCGTGCAGCTTATCAGGCAAACGCTACGTTTCCGACTCTTATTAACGGTATGTCATTACCGGCAGCAACAACACCTGCGACTTCAGGACTTTCAGCGTCTCACCTTGAGGCTCTAAAACAATATGCAGAACGCGGTGGATCTGCCGTTGGACTTGAAGATGCTATTCAACCGGCGTATGTGCGTAGCAAAGCCGGCTTTCCAATGAACAAATATATCTATTTAGCCCACCCACAAACATTAACAAGTTTGTTTTCAGATCCGTTGTTTGCCAATTCCACATTCAATCGCGGCGTTGTCATCGATCCTGAAAATACGCCGCAAATGTTGAACGGTGCAGATTATGTCGGTGAGTATCGTGGTATTGCGATCTATTCATGCCGTGACCTATACCAATACGCGCTCACAAGTGCTGACGGTACCAAAACAGCGGCTTGGAACATCTTCATGGGTGCCGGGTCACTTTCTCTTGGATGGGCGCAAGAGCCGATGATCGGTATGGAAAACGACCTTGTTGAACGTATTCAGCTCTACTTCGGTCATGAATTCCGTGGTCAGAAGATGCTTCAGTTCCCAAGTCAATACGCAGCAACCGTAGGCGCACAAGCAGGCTCGAACACGGTTGTTGAACAAGGCATTATTCACTCATTCGTCAGTTTCTAAGGAGAAAAAAAATGACAGCAACTATTCGTTACGTGCAAGATTCAACGGCTGATCCTGTAGACAGCATCAAAACCGGATCTACCGGCAAAGATTCGCAGCTCATTGCTTTTGACATCACTGCTGTAGGAGTCATTGCGGCTAACACGAATGCCAATATTTTACAATGGACCGGAGCCGGTAAAATACAGTCAGTCATCAGTTTTTACATCCTGACTGCTGCCGGAGGCATCAATGTTCCTGTTGCCGCTGCCACAACATCAGTGACGATTGATCCGACCGGAAAAATCATTAACGTGGCTGTGGCGAACGGCGGTACGGCTATTGCGGCCAACAGCGTCATCAAGTTACTTTTGGTGATCGGCAACTATTAATGCAGGTAAGCGATCTCATCACGCTTATGGGTACTCTCTCAGTCGGTAGTGACAATGTCACTACCGCTGAGAGAGCTATTTTCTTGCAGTATCTGAACCTTGCCCATTTTCAATTGTATCAAGAAACAGCGAATTGGAACGATGATTTATTGCTGGCCGAAATTTTAAGTACGTCTGCTGAATCACCGGTGATCACTCTTTCTCAAATTCCATTTGTAATGATCGGTGTTTTTGACACCACTAACAAGCAAACACTTTCACAAAAATCCATTCAAGATCTTATTATTGAAGATCCGAGTTTTAGTGCAATCGGAAAGCCAAACAGTTTTTATTTGATCAAGAATCAGCTTAATTTTTACCCGGTACCGTCCAATATCATCGAAGTAAAAGTGTGGCACACACCACAGCCGACTTCATTGACAGACGATAGCGAAGAAACAGACATTCCCTATCCGGTTGCATTTCATCCCGTGTTGGTTGACGGCGCATTGTACTATCTGTTTCAACAGGAAGGCGGTTTTAAAAACACCGTGAAAGAAGGTGAAGCTCGAGAGAGATGGAACAACGGAAAATCATTTCTGCTTTCGTATTTCTACTCAAGAAGACCGACTCCTCTTTCAACGTTTAGCAGTGTGTGATCCATGTTACAGCAAGGAAATTACGACATTTTGGAGTTTTCACCGCCGTCAAGCGGGATGAACCAAAACATCTCGCCTGAGACGCTTCCTTTCTCATTTGCGTATCTTCTGGAAAATATTCTCCCAAAGCCTTTAGGTGAAGGCGTTGTTCGTTTTGGAACAAGAACCGTCACGACAATCTCGCCGGACTTGACGATTCTCAAGCTCTTTCCGTTTGTCAAATCGGACGGCTCAAAACAACTGCTTCTGTACGTCCAAGAATACGTTCAAGACGTGAACGCAACAACGTTTGTTGTATCGCCCGACAATCCGTATCGATTTTCTTTTTCAAGTCCAAACAACGTATCACGATATGTCAAAGACACGCCGATCAAAATCACTTACACCTACAACGGTATCACCACGCTCATTGACGCAATTACTCACGTGAGTAATGCCGGAAATACCGTCACCGTTGATTTAGCTACAAATTCCTTTCCACCCACAGGCGGTGATCCGGCACCGGTTATTACATCCGTGTTTTTTTCATCCTGCTCATTGTATGCTTTTGATCTAGAGACGAAGACACTCAGTGCTGTGCTTCGACAGAATCTTGCCGTTGGCTGCATTCCTCGTTTCACGACATATCTGAACCGACTTCTCATTTGCAACGGTGTTGATAGGATGATGTCTTGGAACGGAACTGATCTTGTAGACGTTTTTGATTTCATCAAGGAAGAAACGACGAATCTGACAAGGGCAGACAATCGAAATTTTTCATTTACGACACCGGCAAACTTCAATATTGCCGATTACGCTATCGGTAATTCTTTGCAAATCAAAGTGAACGGCGTGACGACAAACACAAGTATTGCCGCAAGAGTTCTGAATCTACAAACACTGACGATCACGACGACAACAGATCTTCCACAGTTTGTTCCTAACCACACCGAAGTTTTCTACCGAGCATTTCCGCCACGATTTAGCTTTCTGTACGTGGCTCATGATCGCTTGTGGGCGTTGGGGGAAGGCGCAGCAGGTATTGGTTTTAGATCGCCTCAGGAAGCGTTAAAAGTGTATTACACATCGAAACCCAATACAATCACAGGCTGGTTCAATGAGCGCACTAAAACGGTGCCGAGTATTGATCTTTCTAAAAAACACGGAGAACCCGACAATCTTGAAGCGATCTGTCTTGTCGGTGGACTGATGGCGTTTGTCGGAAGGCAGAAAACGCAAGTCTATCAAGGGCAAAATCCACTTCCTGCTAATGAAGGCGGTGATTTTGTCTTCAATTCAATTCTTTCAACAGGCGTGATTCACGGTGATCTCGTCTTGGAATTGCCCAATGATACGTTTTTTATCACGCCGTACGGACTTCAATCTTTCAGCACGCTGAATGTTGCAAAGCAGTTTGCCGCAACGAGTCTCAATGCGATTGATCCATTAATCAATCAGCAGGTCTCCACGTTGTTAAATTCGAATAGGAACTATTGGCGCGCCTGTTCTTTCAAATATGATGCAGGCGGTATTGCAGGATTGAAAATAGGTGTGAACAAAACGCTTGTTTGTTTGTTTTCGACATCAATTGAATCGTGGTCACTCTTTTCAGGAGATTTTGAGAAAGCGATCTCATTCCTTCCTCTTGGAAATGCTTTGTATATTTCGGCCAAAAACAGATTATATCAGTACGGTGACGGAAAAGATGGATCACTTCCTATTTACGGCGATGAAAATGGGAGTGCGCCTGTTTTGTTTTCGTGGACACTTCCCGTCATTCAATTGAACGGCAAAAGATTTGCTGCAAAACGCTATGAAATCCAGATGTCCTATCCGTCGAGCTTTACCGTTCGACAACAAAACGAGATGACCCTTAGTATCAGTGGCGATCTTCCAAAATCCTATCAAATCAATAGTCCATGTCGTTTTGATTTAAGGGGTGATTTACTTCAAACCGTACCGCTCACGACAAACAATCCTCCTGAGGAAAATTCCATTGGCTTTCGTTTTGATCAACCTTACGGAATTTTTAAAGACAGATTCAAGTTCGTTGCGTCTCGTTTTTGGATGACGCTGTCAGGGATGACGAGAGATGGACCGGTCGGCATCAGCAAATGCAAACTTTACGGCGTTATCGAGAGGACTTAAAATATGCCACTTCCAACAAATAATAGCAGACCGGCTATTCCGTATCAACCTGAGCAGATCTTACCTAACTACAATCGATATGAGAACCTCGGACAGTTTCCGCCGACAGCTCAACAGCTAGACGGCGATATGAATCGGATCATTGATCTTCTAAATACGCAATCTGCTGAAATCAACGGCATCGTTGTCGGTGCGCTTCCGGGTGCAAATGATCCATTGAATGCGAATTTTCTCCTCACGACAGACGGCAACGGCAATATCAGTTGGACACCGATTAATCAGGTCAACCTTGGCGTTGCCTCTGTTGGAACAAACAACATCATTGATGCGGCAGTGACATCGGCTAAGATTCAACCGCAAGCAATCCAAACGCAGCACATAGAAAACAATGCAGTTTGGGGAGTCAAAATACATGACGATGCCGTTACAACATCAAAAATAGCAAATAACGCCGTCACAACTAACAAAATTTCCAATAACAGCATCATCACTAGCCATCTACAGAACAAGGCAGTGACAGGTGATAAAGTAGCTAACGCAACGATCACAGCCGAGCAAATTGCCGATTCAACGATCACAGCCGAGCAAATTGCCGATTCAACGATCACTGGTACTGAAATTGCGAACAATAGCATTGACGGTATAAAACTCATCAGTAATTCTGTTTCCGGTGCAAAACTCATAGACGGATCCGTTATCGGAGCGAAGATTCTTGACGACAGCATTGACGGTATAAAACTCATCAGTACTTCTGTTTCAGGCGCAAAACTCATAGACGGATCCGTTATCGGAGCGAAGATTCTTGACAACAGCATTGACGGTACAAAACTCATCAGTACTTCTGTTTCAGGCGTAAAACTCATAGACGGATCCGTTATCGGAGCGAAGCTTTTAAATAAAACCATTACCCGCACTCAAATTGCCGATTCAACGATCACTGGTACTGAAATTGCGAACAATAGCATTGACGGTGTAAAGCTTATAGACGGATCCGTTGTTGGATCTAAGATTTTCGACAACAGCATTACAGGTACTCAAATTGCGAACAATTCAATTCCAAAAACAAAATTGGAAAGTGCAGGCAAACTCGTCGCGTTTGCCCTGCTTTCAGTAGATGAAAATGGAACGATACTAAAAGCATCAAATATACAAAGCGTATCGAGGGGAACTATTGGAGGCACTACTTTTGGATATATTGTGACTTTTACAACTGCAGCGACGTCTGCTAATGCGATTGTTGTTGCTACAACAACTGATTCATCTCAAGGAAATACAAGGTTCGCAACCAATTATTCTCAATCGACAACCGAAGTTAGAATAGCCGTATACCGATCTAGCGACGGTCAGTCAACGAGTAGCGGTTTCGACATGATTGTTTTCGACTTTTAGAAATGTAGCCAAATGTTTGTATTTACAGAGTTAGCCGCCAATGATGTCAAACAATCTTTTCCTGATTTCTTTGATGAAAATGGAAGGTTTTTTGAGATATTAAGACAGGAAAAATGTATAGGATTTGTCGGCATCAGGTCTATTGATCAAAAAAGTGTAGAATTGGAAGTCTATATTAATCCAGATTATCGAAGGTACATTACCAAACAGTTCACGTTCTTGGTCATGGATTTTCCAAAGCAGCTTGGATTTGATAAAACGTATATGCTACCGGAGCATAATTCTGTACGCCACTTCTTTGATTTTCTTGAAAAAAATGGTAAAATAAACACAGAAATGATGAACCAAACAACCTATTTCGTGAAAGCATAAAATGGGACTTTTTAAACAGCGACAACCGCCTGAACCACCGAAGTTGATGATACCAAACGTCAATGTACCACAACTCAATGCGCCTAATGTCAAGGTTCCTGAGTTAGGTGTTTACACCCCACCTAAAATGAACATTCCTAATTTGGAAAAACCACCGTCTGTTCAAGATCTTGAAGATGTCATTGATGAAATTTCCGGAACAGAGGCAATCACCGTTAAAGGTGCTGACGGTAAGAAGCGACGTGTCGTTCGCCGACTTCCAAGAACCAAAGAAGAAGAAGCGTTGTTCCAAAAAGGTCAAGGGATGATGAAAACGGCACTTCAAAACATCACAAATCTGTATCAATACGACCCGGCTTCCGCAATTGATTTTCAACCTATAATTGACACATTTGCAAACATCAACAGCGAAAGAATGAACAATCTTTCTCAGATCGCGGATTTTGGAAATATCAAGAATGACATTGATGATTTCAAAGCGATGCAGTCGAGTCTTCTTAAAGAACAGTTTTTAACTGAAAACAACAGGCTCAATGAACGATTAGCGCACAACGGTCTAGAAGATAGCACTGTTGGTCGCGAAGAACGGAATCTTCTTTCACGCAATCAAAATCTCACATCCCAACAAGCAGATTTGAATGCTATGAACTTTGGAGAGGGTTTGGCTGATAGCCGACTGAATCGCAATGCTAATCTCTACAACATGAATGAGATGGGTCGCCAAAGTCGCTTGCAGGCAGCTCAGCTAGACTATGAATTGGCTCAAAAGAGGCAAGCGGATTTGGAACAAATGCGTCAGAGTGCAATCGGCGAAAATCAGAATCAATTCCAGTTAGCGGGCAATCTGGTCGGAAGTGATCTTGACAGATCGATGAGAACACGTGCGAATGCCGATGCGATGAATCAGATGCAGCTTGTAAATCAAGCTCAGATGGGCAACTACAACGCTGATGTGAATCGGCTCGTCCAGCAACATCAGATGCAACTGGATCCATACATGATGAATCTGAATGCGATGAATCAACAGAACCAAGTCAAAAGAGATATGTACGACATGGGAATGAACTCCTTCAACCAAGGAAATCAAGTCAAAAAAGACATGTACAATATGCAGCTTGGAAAAATAGATCAACACAATCAGGCTAAAAAAGATTCATACGGCATGCAAATGAACCAGTTTAATGCGCGGCCGCCAAGCTTTGGTGATTTTGCAATGCGACTCGGTGGAATGGGGATAGGATATGCTCTTGGCGGTCCGGTGGGTGCCGGTATTGGCGGGAACTTAATGAGCAGAGGAAAGTAAAAATGACAAAATCATCAATACCCATTCTAGATATTTACAAATTGTCACAAGACAAAAAGCGGCCACCGTTTGAGAGTCAAGAAGCGCTGCTCAAGAATGTTGTCGCCCAATCTCAATTTGCACAGCAAAGATTTGAAAACTCAATCAAGATGCCGAAAACCGAACATGCAAACATTGAGGCGGCAGGTAGTTTACAGAAATCTCTGGGAGACAAGCCGACTGGTTGGGCGGCATTGGCATCAGGTGTCTTGGAAGGCTTTTCTCTTGGCGAGAAGAAAAAAAGCATCCTCGACGACAAAGAACGTCTCAAAAAATACAATGAGACAGTGGCTAAACTTGAGAATGTTGCTGCACAATCAGGCGAGCGTTTAGCGAGCTTTCAAAAGCAGGAACAAGTAAAAGAAATTTTGACACCGTACGTTTCCAGAACGCTTGATTTGATTCTCGAAAAAGCTCCGCAAGAGCGTATTGATCTGGCGGGTATGGATCTGACTCGTCGGTATAATCAATCAACGGGCGAAAACTGGGAATACGAAATGGGCAACGGTAAAGGTATTGCCGTTGTCAACTCCAAAACCGGAGAAAGTGCAATATTGCCTTGGAGTTCACTGACATCACCTGAACTGGAAGAAAAGGTCATGATGGCGAATCCGATCTACCAAAGTCAGTTGTTGCGCCAACAGCAAATGGAAGATCGTCAAATGGCAGTCACGGAAAAGTCCGGATCAAATCGCGGTGGTGAGGCAGTAGCAAAAAAACAACCAGAAAAAACACCCGAAGACATGCAAAGAGAAACCTATTTGAGATTGCAGGAGTTGCTAAAGAAAGGCGATCCGACAATCGGCTTCAAGACAAGTATGCAAGAAAAACTTGGAAAAGGCATACTTGGTATTCAATCACCGCTTACCGCCGATCAACAGCAATATCGCCAACTGCTTTCCGATTTGAAAGGCCAAGTGTTCAAGAAGTTCGGCTACAGAAACCAAGCGGAATTTGATCATATTCAAACGCTACCGGAAAATGCGACTCAGGAAGAAGCATTAAAGGTCGTTGAAGCTGAACTGAAGAAACTCGGTGTTGAACCGCAGATTGACATTCAATCGATTCAAAAAAGACTGGATGAGATCAACGAAGCACTGAAGAAGTAGGAATGAATATGCCACAAAATCATCTTTCCGACAAGCAAAGGCAGGCTCTTTTGAGTGAAAAACAAGCATTGGAATCCAGCCTTAAAGATCTCAAGCACCAAGAGCTTTTAAAAGAAAAAGCAGCACTCGAAAGTTTCCTGCGTCAACATCAAACTGATATTTCTCAAATTAAGCCCCCTGAGCCGTCTTTGGGAAATTTTGCTGCCACGAGTGGCAAGGTAATAGCTTCAGGGGCTGTAGGTGCCGTTCCTGACCTTTTGACGATGCCTTACAAGCTGCTTGCCACAGCGCACAACACACAACGTCAAGCGATAGATCCCGAAATTAGAAGAATCGGCGCTGCTTTCAATCCTGATGCGCCTGACATGCCGTACGATGTGGATTTACCGATGATTCCATCGGCAACTGAGGCGATCGACAAGCGGATCGACAAAATGACTGACGGCTATACGACCACACCGGAAAATCAGAAATGGTTTTTTGACGGGCTGAAAATGGCCGCGTCTGTTGCCTCCCCTGGTGGTCTTGGAAAGGCGGCTACACATTTAGGAGCTAAGACGCTGGGATCGGCATTCAATGCGGTCGGCAGTCTCAAACCGTCTGCTTTAGCGGGTGCAGGTGCTGCAGGAGCCGCTACAGAGGCAGCACAACAAGCAGGACACTCAGGCGGTAGATCTTTAGGAGAAGGGCTTGGTGCGGGCTTGCTGGCTGATTTGGCGGTGAGAAAGCTAAGTCCTGAAAGTCTCAAAAGAGGAGTTGTCAGTTTGACCGGGTTTGGAAAAGGAAACCTGAACGTCAAAGGCGTTGAAGCGGCTGAAAGACTAGGTATCGATATTCCAAATATCGGATTCACGGATAGCAAGGCGGCAAATCTTGCGGCTCAACTCGTCGGTAAAACTCCTTTTGTCGGCGACAAGCTCAAAGATCGATTCACGAAAGCCTCTCAAGAATACAAAAACAAGTTTGAAGAAATGCTGGATAGCGTTGGTTCATCAACAACAGACGAAGTCTCAAAAGAGATATCAAGCAAATATGACTTGATGCGCAAATCTCTTCCTGAAGCGGATACGGTTTTGGCGAAAGACTTGTTGAACACGATTCACCAACTGGAAAACAGTCTTGACTCGACGGTTCATGCTGCGCCGACGAAAGCACTGTTGGATATTACGGGAAAAATCAAAGATCAAATAGTCGGAAAGGTACCGTCTTTGCCTGAAGGCTTTGAGAAGATGGCACCCGAAGCACAAGCGAAGATCAGAGAGCTGATTAATGCACAGACAGAATTGAAGCCGATTTCAGTGAAAAAGCTGGTTCGTCAAAAGACTGAATTGAACAAATTCATGAAAGACAGAAACCTATTTGATCGATCAGATGCCGATACGCTGAACCTTCTCAGGAGAGTTCAGAGTGCAACCGATCGAGAACTGGAAGCATACGGCAGATCAAAAAACCCTGAGTTTCTGGAAAGACTAAAGGATGCCAACACGACGTATGCGAAAACGGCAAAGCGTGACGCATTGGATCAATTGCTTTCCGACAAGTTGAAACTGGCTTCAGACAAAGAAGAAGTCGCTTACCAATCGCTTGCAACGCTATTGAAGAAACACAAAAACGAGAAGATGCTGAAAAACAATCTTGGTAGCGAATACAAAAGATTGAATGATTTCGTTGAAGCGGCAGAATCGCTTGCATTGATGACGAAAAACAATCCTAATTCGTCAGGTACTGCCACAACAAACTTTGTGCTAGGTATGATATTTAATCCTGTGATGCTATTCAAAGCCGCCGTAGGATCAACCCCTGCGTATCAGTTGCTGACCAACAAGAGGTTTCTGAATCTGGCAACCCGATATGCAAAAGAGCCTACACCTGCGCTTTCGAATCAGATATCAAATATATTCCAACAAGAAACAGGCATGAGCATTCAAACAGCGAACAAGATCATGAATGAGAAAAAAGAGGAATGAGAGTTATCCACATATCCCATTACAACAACTTCATGAATGTATTTTGTATTACTTATAGGATGGTGGGGTAAAGTACACTCTTTTTTCTTAATCTCTGGTGGGGTAAAGTCCACGGATAACTTTTTTAATTTGTGACTTATCAACAGGCTAAAACGATAGTCTCAAACAAATCCGTCCCTTCACAAAACTAATATTTAACTTTGGATGAATGGCTTTAATTCTTTTGATGTGCATACGACAATCACGAGCGAATTCCTTGATATCGGCATACTGACCACCTAGTTGCTGTTGCAAACTATCCCAGCTGATATACACAGGCTTTTTGAGCTTGTATATACGCCAGACGATGAACATATACAAATCAAGTGCTAACGGTGAATTTTTGAGAACGCTTAAAACTCGTAAATCCAGAGGAACAGCATTACGGACAATCTCATTAAAAAAGTGATGATTTAATTCTATCCAGTTTTCCCAAAGAGGATGAACATTAGTTTGTTTAGGCTGCCACCACAATTGAGATTGATCTGAAACATGTATGTTGATGCGAGACTCCATTTCCTCTTTTTCATAAGTCCAAGAAAAAGAAGCCGAAAGAGTTCTTTGAAGCTGTTTTTGAAATTGTTTGTATTGGTTTCCTCCATCATTTACATTTAGTGTTTTTAAGAAATTACCAAAGCTTTTTCCCAAATAAATCACCGGCGATCGAGTTTTAACAGCTTGCGTAACAAGATAGGCAAGAATCAGCCGTGGATACGTCCCATATGGAATACCTAAGCTGACACCATGCTTGTCAAAGGCAGGAGCTATAATAACCGAGACTTTGCCATTCTGTCTCACCCAAACTCTTTTTTCCAGACCCGGATCCCGATACGGAAGATTTGCCATGAGCAGTAATCTTGACATGAAACCAAGCTCATTGGCTTCTTCTCGTGTTTGTTCGGCAATGGCACCTGAAAGATCGATGATCTGACGTTGACGCTTAGACAAAGCAGGAACGGGTTTTTCAGGACTTGGGACTGGAACAAAAGGAATTACGTCTGATATTTTTTTCATTTTTGATTCTCAGATTTAGTGTATAGCGTCTTCATCATCTTTTAGAAGCGGCTCCAAAACATAAGAAAAAAAAGCTTCTCTCATTTTTTTTCTCTCTCGTTTCAAATCCTCAATGCAGCTCTTGTAACAATCTTCAGTTGTATAAGCAAGAAACATGAATGTTAAGATCATACCCTCCTCATCCGGCAGAATTCCTTGAATTTTGCGCATTTCCGACAAAGCCGTTAAAATCTTTTGACAATCATAGTCTGACAACCTTGAAAACATGATAAAAAAATCATGATGCCATTTACCAAATTTTTCTTTTTCTTCTTCCATCATTTCTTTTCCACGCTTCTATCCAAACGATCGTTCATGTACCGAAACATTTCTCGCCAATGAGATTCGTTTTTTTCCGTCTGGGATTTGTGTTCATCTCGCCATTCGCTCATCTGGGATTTGTGTTCATCTCGCCATTCTTTGACGGTTTTTTCGCTTAGATAGTAGAAAAAACCACATACTGCCGTTAGATAGCCGCCCAAACTAATTAATTGTGTCCAGTCCATTACTATTAATCCTTGTTTTCTTTGGTTTTGTGGAATGAATGATGTCTTTACACACCTGCTGCAATTTTAAAGATGATTCAAGCAACTTTTCAAATTCAGTTTTGCTTAATCCGGATTTATCAATCTTATCCATGATTTCGTCAAATATTTGACTTACTTTCACCAAAAAATTGCCGCCGCTTTGCGACAAAACATAATTTTTCTGTGCCTTTCTTCTGCCCTCATAACGCTTTTCTATTACATATTCCTTTTTCTTTAGTTTACGTAAAACGTAATCCAAATAATGAACCGATACAAAAAAAGGATATCTATTGTACAGCTCTTCGTAAGATACGCACGAATTTCCGATGGAATATATGACAATGCATTGCAGTGGATCCACATTGCGAATTTTTCTTTTAGTCAGCTCAGTCTTAATGCTTGCTAGAAAAAGCTTATGAATTCTGCCTATTTTAGCAATAGATTCAAAATAATATTGGTTCATTTTTATCTCAAAAACTTGAATAATTTAATCGATATCATTTCATACCTACTTCCTACAATCAAGGCAAATGCGGAGTGAAACATTCAAGCACGTGATGAACCTGCGCATCTCGTAGGCTTTCTATGAGTACCAGAAAGCATTGGTAACTTTCTTCCGGCAAAGATGCCAATTCAGAAATCAGGATGAGGTACTGTTTCTTGAATGGCGGTGATATCGACATCTTGCGATTTCTGAGTTCTTCTAATGCTTCAGCCTGTTCTTGATCTGTCAAAAGTCGTCGGAAAATTACGTCAGTTAATTCATGGACTGCTCGCATTCTTTGCAATGTATCAATGAAAAATTTGTATGCATCCTTTTTTAACGTGACGATATCATGAATGAGCTGCCAAAGATCATGTTCGTTCTTGGCGCATAGCGGTTTGCTGTCGCTTGAGAAGAGTATCGTGATCAGCTGTGCATAGGTATGATCTCGGTGATCGTTATAGATTGGTATTTCCATGGGATTATTTCCTGTTAGTGGATGGAATGATACCACAGAAAAAATCACGTGTAGACAAAAGAAAAGGTGGAAATTCAGGACACAAAAAGTAGCTTGTAAATTCGATGAAAGTACAGCATCTCATAAGGGTTTCTTGGAAGAAAAGTACTTGCTTTAACGACATCAGTCGACTTAATCTTTCTTTAGCCATCACGAATTCCTTGTTTGTTCTGTGGTGGTTAGCAGCAGGCTTGATTTGTTGGATCAGGTCTGTTGCGGTTAATATCGGCAAGCACGGTGCTTGCCGATATTAATTAGATTAATACTCCGATAAAAAATACATAAGTGAAAAAACAGATATTTTTCACTGGAATATAAAAGGAAATTGAGAAAAATTATGGAAATAAATGTAGATTTAATGTCCGTCGTATACGCTTTCATGACATTAGGCGTTTATACAACCGTTGTTTGTGTTTTCTTTTATTTACGAAGTGAGAAATCTATCGATAAACAAGATAAACTGATCACAGAATGGCGTGATGAACATCGTGCACAAATAAACAAAATGGAAACAGTTATTGAAAAAAACGAAGGTCACTGGCGTGAGATGTTTACTCACTTCAACAATCGATTCGATAAAATCCACGATAAAGGTTGAAGATAATGTTGCTTTCCTTAAAGGAGTTTGTAGCTCCTTCAAGTTCAACAACATTATATTTTATTGACGATGCCACCCTAATCAAAGTTTTTGAGAGAACTTTAGGGAAAGCTAGAAAATCAATGGGATTATTCCCATTACTATTTAAACATACCAGATACAAAATCTCCTTGCAAGAAAAATATATTTTTAAAGCTGTACGGCTATTTTGAATACAAAAGCATTATTTGGTAACCTTAATGCCTAAAGGTCACTCAGCGATCACGTATGAGCTTTTAATGAATATACTAAACCGGTTTGGTAAGTGTTAGTTACAGGTTCTTGAAAGAGATGCCGGAAACCTTATTGAGTTGTTCTCGTCTTTTCTTAAATTTTTCATCTCGTTCTTTGCGATAGTCGATCAGCGTTTGATCGATAGGCTGTTGTGATAACCAGGTTAAAAACGAAACATACGAGAAGTAGACGGTGAAGATTGAAAAGATTGCTATGTGAAATATTTTCATTGGTGACAAACCTTTTCACATCAACCTACCACATTAATCGTTTTCAATCAACTCCTCTTGCTACTTTCAACATCTGACACGATCTTACCATCTAGGTAAAACTTATCCACAGAAAATCTTCACTTTCTGTGGTTCCTTTTTGCTTGTTTTTAACCTTTTATATACTTTTAAGTATTTTAGGCGGGTTCAATGCATTGTTTTTATTGGGTTTTTCGGTGTGAACTATGACTTTTACGCTGTGAACTATGACTTTTACGCTGTGAACTATGACTTTTACGCTGTGAACTATGACTAGACATTTAATAACTTTGTGGATAAGTTGATAATTAATTAACTAACAAATAAGGAGTCTTTTTCATGCTCAAAACAACCAGCAAAGAAATTGTTGTTCAAAGTAATTATTTGGTCGAATCTAGTTATCGGTTAAATTTTCAAGAGAAACGACTTATTGCGTGGCTTTCAACAAAAATAAGAAAAGATGATGTTGATTTTAAAAAATATAGGGTGAGTATTAAAGAATTTGCGCAAGAAGTTAACTTAGACCCAAATTCACAATACAGAGAGATGAAGAAATTAACCGCGTCTTTGATTACTCGTCTAATTCAAATTGAAGATCAAGAGACTGGTAAAACAAAGCAAATGGCGTGGCTTTGTTTTGCAGAGTGGGATCCAAAAATGGGCATTTGCGATTTAAAATTTCATCCAGATCTGAAGCCCTACCTTCTCCAGCTCAAAGAGAAATTCACGGTCATGGAATTTGGTAACTATCTAAAGTTAGATAGTTCATATTCAATGAGAATTCTTGAATTTCTAGTTCAATATGAGTCAATTGGAGAAAGAAAAATCAGTATTAAAGATATTCGCGCGTGGTGTGGAATAAGAAAGGATGAATATACGCTTTACGCTGATCTCAAACGGAAAATCATCAACCGCGCAAAAGACGAGATCAACGCCAAGACAGAGTATGAAATTGATTACGTTGAAATCAAAGAATCTCGGAAAGTTGTCGCCTTAGACTGGACGATCAAGAAGAAGCGGATTCAACCGGAAGGCACCGCTGAAAAGGTACGTCAACTTCAGAAAGAATACCGTTCTGAATCAGTCATAGTTGACTCATTGGTTGAATACGGCTTTAGCAGAGCGATTGCGAAACGATTTATCACCAACAACGGTGAAGACGCTGTCAGCGATGCTTTAAAATCCGTGAACATTCAACTGGATAGAGGTAGGGTAAAAAATCCTAAAGCCATGTTGCAAACAGCGATCAAGGAAAAGTGGAAACCTGATGTCTATAGAAAGCTAAAAGTGGGTTAATTCAGCATCATCATCACTATTTTGTTAACTTCTTCAGGCGTTTTGGTGCTAGCAATTTTGATGAGTGGTGAGATATCAGGACGATCAATGATCAGCTTTTTGATTGCTTTAGGCATTTTCTTTGCCATGAAGATTAGTTTTTCGCTATCCATTGAAAGGACTTCTGCCATGGCAACAATTTTTTCTTCACCTGGCGCAGGGATTTCATTGCGTTCCATACGCGAAAGAAAAGTCTGACTGACATCTAGCATCTCACAGAACTTTCTTGCTGTATATCCTTTCTCGAGCCGTTTTTCGCGAATAAAACTTCCAAATAATTCATTACTAGTCATCACATCTCTCCCAAAAAATAGTGTAATTTCGAACGCCTTTAATCTTTGTTTTTTTGACCATACCAAGCTTTTCCAGCTTGTATAAACTGTCCGTCACATCGTTATACGGAAGATTGTATTGTTTCGAAATAGTGATTGCTTTGTGTTGACCTTCACTATTTTTCATGTGTTCTTCTACTATTTTCAAAGCGACCGAGAGCTTTGATTTTCGTTGTGCCGCTTCTCGTTTGAGTGACTCTTCTCGTTCTTTTTTTAATTGGCTATTTCCCTCATCTATCAAAAAATCCTTGTCGGCTTTCTGTTCATTTACGAGCCGCAAATACTGTTGCAAATGATTCTGCATGTTGATTAAATCTTTCACGGATTTCGTTTGTTCATACCGATCTCGCCAGAATTGATAGTGCGCTTTAATCTCTAAAACATCAGGTTCTTTTTTCACTATTGAGTCTCCAGTACAGCAAAGCGATTGCATCTGCTTCATTATCGTCTTTTGGCTCATGTCCCTTTTCTCTGACCGCAGCAATTACTTCTTGCTTGGAAGCATTACCTTTGTCGGTCATGTGTTTTTTAATAGTTCCCACAGGCACGCCTTGATAGGGAATTTTGTGATCTTCACACCATGATGTTAACACTGCAAGCATGCCGCCGTAAACATGTGCTGCATCGGTACCAAGGTGCCGCCTTACTTCCTCGAAGCAGATCTCTGTGATACCTTCACGAATGGTGTGGATATTATCTAACCATCGTTGGAACTTCAAGAATCGCATGCCGCCACCGGAAAATCTATCTGCTTGGAAGTTTTCTCTACCAAACAAAATCAAACCGTTGGTTGAAAGTGCCCATCCTGTTTTTGTACCGAGATCAAGGGCAAGTATGTTCATTTTAGACATCGTATTTCTCTATCGTTTCTTTGATTTTTTGCCATCTCTTTTGTTTATTTCTTCTTAGTCGATTTCTTGTTTTATACCCGCGATTCACCTCTAATGATCTTGAATGTTTAGGATATTTTATAAGGAACTTCTCCAGGACGATTTGCCAAACTTTACTTATTGGTTTGAGCATCTGTTTCTCCATAGCAATGTTTGTGGAATGAGCAGGTGAAGCAGGCTTGCGGCTTCTTCTCGACAGAGAATATTCCGTCCGGCATTTCTTCTAACTGATCAATCCGATTTGCCTTAGCAACAAGCCCTTCACCAACAAGTGGTTCGTACTCAATGAGTTCCTCATACATTGATTCATCGTTCTTGTTGACGGCTAGGAATAGAACTCCTTTAATATAAAGGAGTTCTACGGCTAGGTGCATATATGCCTGACACTGAGACCAGTACGTTGCGTTACTTTTGGAAAGACCGTACTTCTTGAGTCTTTTGAAGTTGCCGTCATTCATGGTCTTGAGTTCCAGAATATATTGATTCCCTTGTTCGTCCTTGATGACAGCGTCACAACTTCCCTGTAAAAGGGTGCCCCCGAAAGATAGTTGCGTTGAGATCAGTTCAACGCAAGAAAGTTTCTTGATGGAAGAGAAAATTCTCTCTTCCTCAAGATTGCCGCGTTCAAAAATCCGTCCAAGCCTAAATGGAATCTCATATGTGAGTTTTCCATACTTGTTGAGCCAGATATAGCGATCACACTCATGACCAATGACAGAGCAGCCGATATAGCCGCGTGGACTGGTAACGGTTGTTAGCTTTTCAAACTCGGGTATGAGTCTTAATGTTTTTTCCATGTCATAGTCTTTCAATAATGAAAAATCTAACGTTGGTGATCATCAGCGGTGATCTGATTGGATATGTGTCGTATATCCAATCAAACCACCAGCGGGGGTTTTTAATAACCAACCAAGCCTCCTTTTTTAAGGAAGGCGAGTACATCTGTGTTTTTGTAAAAAACTAGATTTTTTGACACCGTGATCGGTGGAATAATTTTTTCTATGCCTCCTTGGATCGCATAGAATACATTCCAAGAAATGGATAGGAGACTCATCAAATCCCTTCTTGATATACGATCATCTTTGCTGTTTTCCAGCAAAATAAATATATCGTCTTCTGTGTTTTTGTGTTTAATGAAGTCCAAAACATCTTTTTTGTAGTATCTGGGTGATCGCTTTCCAAAATGGTAGCAGCGGACTTCTCTGTCTATTTGGTATTTTCTGTTCCAGAATTGAGCAATGGGAATGTTTAGTACTTTGGCAAATTCAAGACAAGTGATGAACGTTGGCAGATTTTTGTATTTATCTGTATTTTCTGTGGGAACAGGTTTGTTGACGGATGTATCCCTAATTTTAGGGAGTCTTTTAGCAGCCTCAAATATTTCCGACCTAATAATATTTACTATTTCCGGACTTTTTACGTAGTCGGTTGCTTTGAATTTTGAAATTTTATCATCAAAAAGGTTAAAATCCTTTTTGATGGCATCAAGTTCTTCCTTCAATTCCTGAAACATTTGCATATGATTGTTTTTTTCGTCTTCTATCTTTTTCAAAAGCTTCGCGTTGAAATTAAACATTACTGTAGTCCTTATTTTTTATATATTTTTTAATTTAAAATGGAATTGCATCATCAACTAATGGTTGAGTCGGTGCGGGTTTTTGTGGTGCTTGAATCCCTGTTCCTTGATATTGTTTTTCCGGTGTTTCGGCGATGTAGTTTTTAATGGTGGCGATTTTATTTCCGTTATTCATAACAAAGTGTTCGACTGCAACCATGCAAGACTTTCCAACGGCATCAAAGTCACATTGGATGTCTTCACCTGGTTTTTTTTCAGGCACCGCAGGTAGTCCTAACGCCGCAACAATATTGCGAAGCTTCCATTGGAAAAAACCTTTTTTGCGGTCATCCGCATGATTGATCTTGAGCTTTTCAGTAATGGTAAAACCGTTAATTTTCCACTTAACTTCCACCAACGAGTTGTTTTCGTCAAAGTCGTATACATTTCTAAATTCTGAAATTGTTGCACGGTGCATGCCTTCATCTAGAATTGCATCCGGATCATATGAAGATTGTGTAAAAGTAAATGTTGCCATTGTTTAATTTCCTTTTGTTGAACTATTATTGAAAGTTTCTTTTAGTTTTAAAAAATGTTCTCGCACGTAATCTGCAAGAACGTCATAGGACATCGGAATATCATATGGCATGCCATAGGTATTCTTAGCCATGAACCGAACGCCTTCATTGGTGAAGAGACGACGTTCGGAGCCTTTCGCCTTCGGTACGTCCTGTCCGAACTTTTCTTTGTAATGCAAGACCTCCACCTTGTAGTCTGCAAGCAGAACGGCAGAACAACTGTTGACCAGCAGCTTCGCCGCTTTCTCATATAGATCGATCTGATACTGCTGGTAAGCATCGCCAGTTAGATTTGGATCTCGTTTTTCTTTGTAATGGGCAAGCATCAGAACGTTCAGTTTCTTTTTGGTGCGTAAAATCATCATTTTACTCAAAAACTGTTCCCAGAGCGGCATCATCATCTGATGTCCTTGACCGTATTGAAAATCGGCTAAGGACTTTACCGGGTTTTTTTTTGGGTTGCTATTATTCATTAGAACAATGTGCTTTTCAACGAGTCTTTCAAGCGAACTTAGCGAATCAATCACGATAGTCTCGTATGAATGATCTTCGTTGATTAACCGATTGAGAAAATCGATAACATCAATGAAAGATTCTATTTCAACTCCAAAAGATCGATTAGATTCCACAGGCAGCTCGTAAATATTTTTGTCGAGGTCAAGAAACACTGGATTCTTAAACTGCGATGCAAAAAAGGATTTCCCGATTCCGTTCCTGCCGTAGATGAGTAACATCGGCGGCATATACTGGAACACCAGATTTGGGGTATTGAGCGGTATAGTGTTGTTGCTCATTGCTTTTTCTTTGCCTTTCTTTTATTCGATTTGATTAATAAATAGTTTTTTCCTTTTGTCTGAATATGAATTACTTCTTCTTCGTGCAACTTGAAAAGGTGTTCGTTGAGCTGTTTAGCTGATAGAAATTTAATACTTTTGCTAATTCTAGTTTTAGTCACCCATTCTCCGTTTGATGCTTTTTCAACAATACCGAGAACACGTGCGCGCATTTCTTCGATCTGGTTTTCATAAACACCATTTTCAATCATGGCGATTAGCGTATTGAAGGAATGAACGGACACGGCAATCCCCCATTCAACAGCGTCTTTTGTGATGATGTAGTTGCCGCTTCTTCTCTCGGCACCTAAAAGCGACAATTTGGCTGCATGTTCAAAGACTCTTCCAAGAGTTGCATCCAGCATTAAGTATTGCGGTTCTTCGTTTTCAAGAATGAGACAGCGTGTTGCATCAATCTTTTCCTTGAATTCGGTCAACGCCGCGTCAGCCTCCGTGTCAAACACCACACCCGGTCTAAACGGCAATGATATCGTGCTGTTTTGTTTTAAAATGATTTTCAAGTCATCGGAAATGATCAGATTGCGATTAGGATTTGGAAGACGGCTCGTGCCGGTGTCATGAAACACCAGATATCTTGGCAGCACACCCTTTCCGTAATCTTCGGGGGATAAATATTTTATGAGATCAGGCGTTGAAAATGAGATCTCACAAAAGAACGGATCTTTAATCGGCGTCATGTCCGAGCTTTTGGTCGCAGGCGGTGAGTAGAAATCAGGCATGCTGAACATTTCAAGCTTAAATTTCTCAATGAACATTTCGTGAGTGCTGATATTTTTACTCTTCATCGCCTTAAAAACGTAAGACGCTTCGTCCTGAATCAAAAACATAGCTCCAGCCTGCTTTCTCATCGTCTCTAAAGCTCCTTGGATGGTACCAAGCGAGTGAGTGTAGTGTTTTTCTTGAGCAAGCTCTGTGAGGATCTTTTGAACGCCTTTGAGAATTTGGGTTTTGCCTGTACCGCTAGCACCAATGGCCAACGTCATGAAGTTAGTTTGACATTCTTCTTTGCCTTTTTTAGCAATCAACTTGCGCAACAGAAATCCTGCGAGTACAATTGTTGATGAAAGAGCATACAATGGATTTATATAACTCGACGAGTTTAACAAAAATCCGTAAGTCTCTTTCAAAAAAATGGTTGGAAAGTCAAGAATGTCTTTCTTAACGAACTCCGAAAAGTCAAACAGTTCCGGATTTCCAATCTCTTCACTTGCCGCCACAACCTCTATTGCTTCATCTTGTGGCGGCATGTTGAAAGCCGGGGTAGTTGGAAAAACTTCCTCCGGAGCATCGTACTTCCTTAAGTCGATTCTCTGTTCCACAAAAGACGGTTTTTGAGCGATATAGGTTTTCGGAAACCTATCATAGCCGTTCTCTCTCGCGTAGTGGATGAGCGTGCCGATACCAATGGCATTACCTTTCATCGAGAAGCTGCTCCAATGTGAAAGAAGATTATTTTCGCCTTCGAATTTTTTTGACCAACGCGACCAGTTAGACCACATATCAAAAGCAGTTGTCGTGCCTCCAAAATGGCGATGCAAGGCCATACCGATGCGAATCCATGTATTGTAGTCACAATCAGGACTAATGAACTGCAGCATATCGGTGATATCACCGTATTGAACGTCAGGAAAATCATTGAACGAACGGAAGTCATGTGTTTCAGCGGACTTCTTAATCTGTCGGCGATCATATTGCTCTTTTTGCTCGGATGTCAGCAGTTGATCAACACGCTCGGCATCCAAAAACGATCCTGTACGACACGCTTGAGCTTTGAATGATCCACCCACTCTCACGCACGGCGATGCCCAGACACGCGATACATCCATACCAGCTTGATGATCTATCCCGGGTGGATTTCCAAGAAAAATGATCATTTTATCATAAAGCGGTTTCGATTCAGAAACGGGAATTGGGGTCAAGAATGGAATGATCAGTCGCCAACGAGGTACTGCAGGTGTATCTGACCAAGTGGAATACCAAATATGAATCAGCCCATGACGATCTAAAATCTTTAAGACATCCGCTACCGGTACGAATTCATCTTTATTGTCGAAATCGAGAACGAAGCCCGTCATCAACGACACGTTCTCTTTCTTACGTGTCGTGTCGGGTTTGTAAATGTTGAAAGAAAAAGGTCGTCCTCTTGATCTTCTTTCTTCTGGACTGAGTACAGGTGGAAATTGCGGTGTGAAGTAGTCACACACCGATTGCCAAGACATTTCTTTCAATTGAGGACGAACGTTTTCAAGGTTTTCAAAAAAAGTGATGTTCATAGTGGAAAAGATCATTGACCGCCTCCGCATTTACGACAAGGCAAATCATTTCTTAAATCGCTAATGCCATGCATCCATGCGTGAGCAATATCAATGCGCATTAAAAGACTAGTAAAATCTTCTTTTTTAAGAGCCGTGAGATACCCAATGTCTTTACCTGAACACTCATCCAGCACGATGAGTTCATCAATGAATTTTTTAAACATTACGTGTTCCATTTTTTTAGTTGTGAGGACAAAACCTCAAATAGTGGAAACTAGTAAAGCATGAAAAATAATAAAAGCAACAACAGACTTTTCCCGTTTTTTAGGGGTAAAATTCAGGATTAATCCTAAAAAATAGGGGTAAAATTCAGGATTAATCCTAAAAAATAGGGGTAAAATTCAGGATTAATCCTGAAAAAAACATATGATGTTGATTTTGTTTAATTTTTTTTGGAGAAGAATGGCGTTAAGTTTTGCCGCTAATCTATTATCATTGACGAGGAGTCAATATAGTCATGAAAGCTTTCTCCAAAATGATGGGGGATGGCAAATTGGATTATAGCGTTTTTTTGTTCTTTCGTAAGGAAAAAAAATCCCTCATGCTTTGAGCAAAAAAGATCTAAAGCAGATTCGATTTGTTTTTTCCTCAGGTAGATATACTCTTCTTTGTATTGCTGCTTGAGGTATACTAGAAACCTTTCAAAAAGAAGAAAAATTGGCTGTTTTTGTTGATATTTTTTATGGCTTAGCAGGAAATAATTTTCCAAAGCACCTAAAATATCGTAAGAAAATAGGACACGATCATTTTTGAAATATCCTTTTCCAGCGAAAAATTCACAGAGTTCATAATTGATGAAACATGATTTATCGCCTTCTTCGCATTCATATTTAGCTAGCTCTTTGAAACTTCTCTCAATATATTTTGGAATTTTAAAGATTCTGACGGAATCATTTAGCATCAGGATAGCCCTCAAAAAATTAAGCCCCCCAAAAACACATTTGATTATGACACATTCTTTTTTGGGAATGTTTGAGAAAGCAAATTCATTGAATTGCATATATATATTTTGCTCCTCCCTTTTTTGTGGAAGCAAAAAAGAAAGATTCTGATTAAAGAAAAAAATGTCGACATCCGTAGCCACTTCTTCTCCGTATATTTCAACGACAAAAGAATTAACATACGCTTTGAAAAACTGCTTTACAGTTGCAAATTCTCCATTAATATCCGCCGGGGTAAGTGGAGAACTCATTCAACATCCTTTTCTTCCATGTGATCACGTGAGATAAGAATGCCGGAAATTTGAATGACGGAGAATACGGTAAACACGAAAAAGTATTCAAGCATGTCTGACCTATGCAAATACTCTATTGAAAAACCACCAAAAATTAATCCTAATATTCTTGCCGTAGCCCATGCACTCGCCGCACCGCTAAATCTTCCAATAACGGCAAATTGACGATAGAAATTTCCAATGATAAAAGCAGAATTCAATGGCATCACCATTAAAACTTGAATGAACCATATTGCTAATGCCGTTGGTGTTGCATGAGACAAGTAGAAGTATGAAACAATCGAACAGAAAAGTGGAACAAATGATATACACAAGTATGAATATTTGCGTCTAATTAAACCCTTATCTTCCATCGATCCAACAATGACAGCCGTCCAAAAAACTAAAACAAGCTCCGCAATAGCTACAAACATATTGTGGTAGATCACGTCGGTTTCTGAAAATCCAAGATTTTTTTTCAAATACTCGCCCATGAAAACATAAGAAATCGTGAAGCCTAACGGATATATTAACATGATCGCAACAAGAGATGCCCAATTTCGTTTTTTGTTACGGAGGTCACGATACAACGTGGTGAAAGATACTTTCTCCGGTGCATATCGTTGTCTTTCCATGATGAATGTTTTGGTTTCCTCCATTCTTTTTCGGTTGTGCAACATTATCACGAACAACAATGCTAAACATCCAAACATGATGCGAATAATTGTTTCTTCACCTAAAAACTCAAAGTGTTTGAAAAGAAATAGGAAGGAACCAAGCGATACTACGCCGGACAGCATCTCTCCAAGTGAGATGAACGGGACTGTAAAAGCAGTATCTTTAAATTTATGAGTAGACTCGTAAGCGTATACCCACGCACAAGCTCCTTCTCCGGCTATTGAAACCGCTTGAACAACTCTAATCGTGCAGAAACCAACCAAAGACCAAACGCCTATCTGTTCATAGGAAGGTAGAATGACCAGCATGATAGTCAGAACAAGCATCATACTTGTGGAAAGAATCATCATCGCTCGCCTACCCCAATCATCACCGAGTTTAGCAAAGATGATAGCGGCTATCGGCGGAACACCGTAGGCAATCCATAGCGAAAATGTCGTCATCCAGTGCTGGTATTGCTCAGGAACAAAAATCTTGGCAATCATCGGTGCACAGTGAATGAAAAAGTACAGGTCTGCAAACTCAATGAAGTTTGCACCAAATATCAGTTTCATGTTTGGAAATTTGAAAAATCTTTTTATTGTGTCTAAAAACATAGCTAAGGTGTCCAAACTCAGAGAAGTTAAATTGCTTTTAACATAAGCAAAGGATTTTTATTTGTTAAGGTTACGAATTGGATCTAAAATATCTTCTGAAAACTTCAGTTTTTTTCCGTTATATTCACCGAGACCTCTAAAAAAATGAACGTAATCTTTCAGATATTGCTCATGAGAAACTTTTTCAAGATGACCATCTTCATGCTGGTAAACCACTTCAACATTGTTTGTTAATACGGTGTAGTTTATTGCCGCAAGCGTAAATAGCATTTCTTCTTTATTCATTTCAATTTTTTCTAGAAAGTTAATTCAAAAAACTTTAGTAAAACTCGAAACAAAAGTACAAATTATATTGTGTGAAAATTCACCAATTTTTCTCGTCAGAAAAAATAACTCATCTACATACTTGATTTCCAAAGCAAAATATGTGTAAACTATTTTTAGGTATCTCGGTGTGCAACCGATGATGCCTTACCCAAAATCTCTTTTCTTTCGTTTTGTTAAAATCTAAAAAGTATTCGTTTTTGAAACGAATACTTTACGAAACATTTACGAATACTTTACGAATACTTTTTTCCAAATAATTCAATAAAATCAAATGCTTAACCACTTAAGGTAAAAGTGTACGTCAAAATATATTTCAAGAGTGAATTTTTCATTGAGAAATATTTTCAGAAAAAACGACGAATAGTTTTACATATATAAAAAAAAAATATATATATCATATACTTATATATATATTATGTATGTGAAAGTATTCGTCAAGTATTCGTCAAGTATTCGTCAAGTGTACGTCAAAAAACGAATACTTTTGGTTTTCCTGTGGATAACTTTTTCAATCATCGTATTGCTTTGTTGGTGGTGGAAAATGTGCTATGATTAATCAATGAACGATCGTGAGTGTTCTTTCTTGGAAAATATCGATTTAGCAGCTTGCCTGTTCGTTGTTAACCTAGTCGTCATGATGTTGCTTTCTCTGGAATTGTAACGGTTAAATGGCGGATTTGTTGAGTGTTTGCAAATAATGCACATACTCAATGTGATGATGGTGTAGCGGTGCAAAGTAAGATTGTGAATATGTTTAAGCGTTTGTATAAATATCTGGGCTTATCCGATTTGTTCTGGGTGCTTATGATCCTCGTTGTATATATAGTGTTTATATCGCTGTTGGTGGATTTTTATAAATTTTTATGCTTTTGTAATATAGTGCTTAAACGTTTGTGAGGCGTTTATAGCTGATAAGTAAACGGTAAGTGTTAGTAATAGATGAATAGTACTGATAGAATAGAAAACGCTCACGATGGAGTTATTTTGTTTATTTTAAAACCAAAGCTAACCGCAAATGACTTTTAAGCCTGGAATTGTTACAAACCCTAACGGTCGACCAAGGAAGAAGGTTGATCCTAGATCTGACTTGCTGGAAGAACTCTGCAAGAAACACCGCGGCAACATTGAAAAGGTCGTAGAAGTTGCTATCAAGAAAGCGATGAACGGCGAGGATCGAGCTATTAAGCTAGTAACGGATATGTTCATACCTAAAGCCGGTACTTACGCACCCGTTGAAAAGAACACTACACAAAACAATCTGAATGTTCACATGGCACCGCTGCTCAATAACATGTCCCAAGATGAGCATTCAGAACTATGGCAGCTGTTGATGCGTGCTAAGAACAGGACACCCGCCGTGATTAATGTGACGGATGATGAGGCGGAATAGCTCAGCATATCTAAATCCGATGTGTGTAAAAAAGTATACTCTGCTACACATACTCCTTACCGCGTGTAAATAAATGTGTAATATTGATATTGTAGCAACAATTTAAGAGATATTACACTATAGCAACTATTGGTTATGCACGGGTCAGCTCAGTTGTACTATTTAATCTTATTATTGAATACTGTACTAAATTGTACAACAAACTCAAAAAATATTAATTGGCTGTACTGGAATAGGGTGATTTTTAACGGTACAACAAAATTATACTTTGTTTGTACATTATCTATCCACAAACAATCTAAACTACCACCATAGCCATCTCCTCCATATTTGAGGTGTGACAAGCAATGGAATGAAAAGCTATATGTCAGTGGAAAACATGTTTAACGCCCTCTGGCGCGCTTCTATGGATGAATAAGATGGCTATCAAGGCTCATTTGTATATTTGTTATACGTCAATAGCATCTGATTAACTCAAAATAGTGACCTAGGGGGGCTAGGGGGTGTGGGGCATCCCATCGATCACAAAAAGAATTTGATGTTGATATAGCTATCACGATAGAGAAACTTTCCAACTGTGACTTAAGTGTTACAGCAATTTCTCAAATAATTTTATAAGATAGGTTTTTCATAAATCTAACATAGAGAACTTAAATGATAAAAACAGCAACACTTTTAGCCTTGATGGCCTGTACTGCTTTTGCCAATGTTGATAATCACGCAGAAATCAACAAAGGTATTGAAGCTAAAAATGACCACAGAAACTTTGTAGCAACAATATCTAACGAGATGTCACAAAATAAATACCCCGCTGAATCCGGTCTAAAAACCAAAACGACTCACATGCCAAAGGTGTATTTGGAATATATTGGCTCTGAACATTTTGGGTTCTCACTTTCTCACAAAATGAATCTTGGAAAAACACGGTATAAAGATTCTATTGATGGCGACGTTAGTAAATCATTCAATGCGCAAGAAGTCGGTTTGTTTGGTAAATACGCCGGTCAGGTTTGGTCAACAGCAACAGGTTTAAGGGGGAAAAGAACGGACTCTAAATTTTACTCGGAAGAAGAAGAAATAGACCTTGGTGGCTTTTCTATGACTCTTTTTTCGGATAACGCCTTTAAAGTGAACCCATGCTTTTCTGTATTAGCCAATGCTTTTGTTAGCAAAAATCCACGGAACAATATGACGGCAGGTTTTGATTTAGGTACGGCTATCAAACTTTCATCCGGTTCTCCTCTTTCTGTGACACCGATGATTCATTACGAACACAGCCGCAACACGAAATACTCATCTTTGAGGTTTGATACAAAATCAGCGTCCTTGAAAGTGGCTTACGATTTGACAAAAGATGTATCACTTTTTGTAAAGCCAAATATCTCTCACCAAAAGACGGTTGGTTCACAAAAAGGTTTGCTTGTTGGCATTTCAGCCAAAATGTGATAAGAATTTAAATGTCAACACGAAACAACAGGAGCTAATCATGAAAAAACGATCATTAGAATTATTTAAAGCTAGTCCATTTTTTTGTGTGACAATTGCTTCAAAATAAAAATATTCTTCTTGCACAATGACTTACATTGTGGTATTAGACTAACACTTTAGTAAGTTAAAAAAGCTGCTAATTCTGAACCCTCGGAATTAGCAGCTTTTTTTAATTTAAGAATTAAAAGCTTTTTTTAGCACCCTACTAGCACTCAATGAAGGTAGTTTTGTATTTGGAATATCGATAGGATCACCGGTGCTAGGATTTCTACCTTTCATGGCCTTTCTTTTCCTGACGGTAAATTTCCCAAATCCGGGAATAGCGACCGGTTCATCCTTTTTCAGGCTTTCTGTAATGATTTGGAACACAGCGTCTAAAGCTTGTCTTGCCTCACCCTTTTTTAACTTTGCACGCTTGGCTATTTCTTCAATCAACTGTTTTTTGTTCATTTTGAATAATCCTATTTAGAGTATTGTGATATTAATATTAAGTAATAGGGGTGACTCTGTCTAGAAATATGCACCCGGTATGTTAGTCAAGAAAAACCTGCCTGTTTTTTAGGCAATGAGTTGTTTGGCTTGATATGGGCTTGGCAGTCATATACTGAATTTATCTTTATCCACAAAGTTACTCCCAAAAAATGTGGATAACGGGAGCGTCTTTCTTCTTGGAATAGGTTCATGCTATTGTTTGGAAAAATCAATTCCAGAAAGGTTAATTCCATGTTGTCTAAATTTCTTGACCCTAAGAATGACGTTTGTTTTCGCAAGATCTTTGGGACTGAAAAGAACAAAGATATTCTGATTCACTTTTTGAATGACATGGTAACGTTCAGAGAGAGATACCCGATTACGGACGTGACTTTTCTTAAAACCGTTCAAGATCCTGAAACGGCGGCGCAGAAGACGAGTATTGTTGATGTGTTGTGTCGGGATGAACATGGTCATCAATACATTGTTGAGTTACAGGTTGCCAAGGAAAAGGGCTTTGAGAAACGAGCGCAGTATTATGCCGCCAAAGCCTATAGTTCCCAGATGAAAGTCGGCGGTGCTTATGCGGATTTGAAAGAGATTATCTTCATTGCGATAGCAGACTTCATCATGTTCCCCGAAAAGGAGGCGTATAAGTCTGATCATATCATTTTGGATCGAGCGACGCAGTCAAACGATTTGAAGGATTTTTCATTTACATTTTTGGAATTACCGAAGTTCAAAAAGCGGATAAACGATCTATCAAACATGGTCGAAAAATGGAGCTACTTCTTCTTGCACGCGGAAGAGACGAGGGAAGAGGATTTAGCGTCGATTATCGGCTCTGATGAGATCATTGAGCGTGTGTATCAAGAGTTGAACCGCTTCTCCTGGAATGAGGAAGAGCTGTTAACCTATGATCAGGCGGAGAAGTATGCAGGATCATACAAAGCGTCGATGGATCAGCGGTATGATGAAGGTATCGAAAAAGGTATCGAAAAAGGCATATTGCAGGTGGCAACGGCACTGTTGAATCAAGGTGTTGCGTCTCCTCTCATTGTGGAGGCTACCGGTTTGTCAATGGACAAGATTGAAGAGCTGCTGAAAAATAGCTGATGATTTTCATGCTTGGCTTTTCGCGTTAATTCTGGTAGATATTTGTTTGTTATAATTTCATTATTTTTTAAAACTTTTCACAAATTCCAAAAAAGAGAAGATCTGTTATACCTTGCAGATTTTCTCTTTTTTTTGTTCAAATCGTTGTTTTTTCAGCAGAATTTTGGTATATTCAAAGAATGAAGGAGCGAATTCCATCGCCCTTTTTTGAGTAAAAAGGACTGTTTGTTTGAGCGGCGTTTCCCATCTTGGTTTTTCAGTTAATCAGTTGACGGCTTTCGCGGAAAAAAGCTTTTTGTTTTACAAGCCGACACCGAAGCAAGCACAATTTCACAAAGCCAGTCTTTTAGCAAAAGAACGTCTGTTTCTTGGCGGCAATAGAACAGGCAAGACGAATGCCGTTTGCATGGAACTGGCATTTCACCTCACAGGTGTTTATCCGCCTTGGTGGAAGGGGTATCGTTTTTCACGTCCGATCAATGCCATTTCTTCTTCCGTGAGTCTCAAAGATACGCGCGATATTCTGCAACGAAAGATGTTTGTAGGTGATTTGGACGGCACGATGCCGCCGATATTGCACCAAAGCTACCTTGCCGACAAAACACACACCAACGTGGCAGGAGCTTGGGATACGGTGTGGATCAACCATGTGTCCGGTGGCAGGTCAGAACTCAAGTTCAAAGCCTTTCAACAAGGCGAGTCGTCTTGGCAAGGTGTGAAGGCGGATTTTATCCATATGGATGAGTTGCCGAACTTTCGTGTCTATCAGGAAGCGTTGGTTCGGATCTCGGAGTTTGACAAGGAGAAGACGTTTCTGGTGGCGAGTATGTGGCCGGAAAAAGGCAAGGACGATTTGATTGCGCACTTTCTGGACAACGGTGCGGAAGGTGAAGTCAAGGACGGCCGTTT